ATATACAAGCCCCCCAGACAGAGTTGTCTATGTTTGGTGCTGTAATTCCTGTCACATACACCATAAAATTACATTTCAACAGTTGCATAGCTACGCTAGGTAGACCTGTTGTAGTGGGAGACATTATTGAACTGCCTAGTGAGACACAATACACTGCAGATATGCGTCCAATCAAACGTTGGTTGGAGGTCACGGATGTAACGTGGGACTCCACATCATACACCCCAGGATGGCAGCCTCTGATGCTCCAAGTCACCGCTCAGCCTGCCATGGCTACAGAAGAAACCCAAGACATTTTTGGTGATCTGTCCAAAAATGTTGATTCATCGGGCGTATTCGATGTGGATGATGGCAACAATCCCGTGTGGCAGGATGTTAGTGACATTGCACACACCATACATAATGAAGCAGCTACTGCTGTACCAGAGCGTGGCAGTGAAGGCTCTAATACTATACGTGAATTTGAACAATCCACTATAGACACTGCTGCACAGCAAGGAATAACACACCTTACCAAATTTGGTTTCAACCGGTATGGGTCATATGTTGAGGATGCTATCCCACAGAATAACGCACCATACACAGAGGGTCCGGATATGCCAACGACAGGGAATGATGGTGATTATCACCGGTTGACATATGCTGGGCTATCCAAGGACATTCCGGCCCGGTTGTACCGGTATTCAGCCAGTAAGGGTGGGTGGATATACCTAGAAACCGATCGTCGTCAACAATACAATAACCAAAAAGCAGTGTTAGAAGAGTATTTGCTATCACCTAACGCTACCCCTGCTAATAAAGTGAGATAACATGGCAATACGAGAAGGCGAATATTACTACAACGGACAGATACGTTCATATATCCTCCAATTTATGGCCATCTTCACTGGCCTGCAGGTTATGGTAGGTAAGAATGAAACGCAGGATGACCGCCTCATTAGTGTGCCTATAATGTATGGTCATAGGGACCGCATCGTGGCAGCTATCATATCGGATAACACGCAAAATAAACCAATACGGTTGCCGATCATGTCTGCATACATGCGCTCAATCGATATGGCTGAAAATATGTACGCTGGGGTAGGGGTCGAACGCCGCCAGACGTACGTGCCCGTGGGTGGATTGGTACCTGATGATATGAAGGTAATTCACCAGCGAAGGGCCTTGCCGTTCCGCGTGTCTATGGAATTAGCTATCATGTCAAGTAATACCAACCAACACTTTCAAATACTGGAGCAGGTATTACCGCTATTTGATCCAGCGTTGAACATACAAGTCAGTGATAGCATCTTCGATATGACGCGTCTAACATCTGTCAAGCTGGTTGGGATCAATACCGACTCCAATTATCCAACTGGCACCGAGAATCGTATCATTCAATCCACCCTGACATTCGAGATGATAATCTATCTAGACACCCCCGCTGATGTTAGGAAAAACGTGGTGGAGAAGATTTTCATGCGTATTGGTGCTGTTGCCTCAAACTCGTCTTTCGATTCCAATTACGAAATCATAGCCGACCTAGATGCACAGGGCCTAGACTATACTGAGGTATTCAATGCTAGCGAGGACTTGAACTTTGAGTGACGTACAGCTGGGGATGTTAGGACACTTGGTGCACCATAGCGTGCTGTGTTGGTTGCTGCCTTTTGCTGTTTTACATCTGGTGACTTTGCAATACAGGCATTGCAACAAAATCTAGGGAAGGTGTACCGCTCCCTTCCCGTCAGCCGCATACACACGTCCTTACCACACACTTCACACACTGGTTGTTCACGTATATCCTGCAGAAGCACGTGTAGACGTGTTTTATAACATGCATCCACCCGTATGAATGACGTTGCATTTAATACGTGCTGAGCTAACGTCGGCAAGTTCAGCAGCCTAGCGTGATATTTTGGTGTTAACCGATCGTGTATATTCAGTACTTGATAAAACCGCAGTAACTGGATCAAGTAGTTGCGTGTCATATGCCCTCCTCGTACGCTCCCCCTCTATTTAGAGTTTGGGTAATTTACAGTTACCGGCACATAAATACTAGCACATAATACACAAAGGAGCTTATTATGGCAAGTCTAGTATCTGCTGGTGTTAGTGTAACAGTAACTGACGAATCGTTCTTCATTCCTGCTGCTGCCCGCACCGTCCCTCTCATTTTCTTAGCCACTGCTGACGAAAAGAAACAACCTAATGGCGTATCGGCAGCCGCTGGTACGTACGAACACAACGTTATCCGCACGGTAACATCCCTCAAGCAAAGTACAGAACTGTACGGCATTCCGCGATTCCTATCGGACACGGATGGTAACCCCATGCACGGTGATGCTCGTAACGAATACGGCCTGTTTGCACTGAACCAATTCCTTGGAGTCGGTAATATGGCATATGCCGTGCGTGCAAACGTAAACCTGGATGATTCTATCACCAACCTGCGTGCGATGTGGGACAATTCAATCGAGGAATCCGCTGTAGTTCTGGAGAACTTGGTGGCGTCATACATCAACGAATACAACCGTTCAAATGGACTAATTTCCAGTTCGGTTGACACGGTAAGCACACTGGGAACTATTGTGGGTGGAACTGGTTACACTACTGGTACATACACCAACGTACCGCTGGTGGCAAGCCGTCAGATCGTAACATTGGGAACCGTGGTGGGTGGATCTGCATACACTGACGGTACATACACCGCAGTCCCATTAACGGGCGGCACCGGTACCGGTGCAGTGGCTACCGTCGTCGTTGCAGGTGGAGCTGTCACCACAGTTACCGTAACAACGTCTGGTGTTGGATATACCGTGAGTGACTCGCTAACAGCACTAGCAGCTAATATAGGCGGCACCGGCTCTGGATTCACTGTTCCAGTCGCATCTGTTAGCACCGTATCTGGTACTGGCGCTACAGCAACAGTTACTGTGTCTGGTGGTTCAGTAACTTCAGTAGTTATTACTTCTGGTGGTTCGGGATACACCGTAGGAAATTCACTGACCGCGTCATCCGCTAGTATTGGTGGAACTGGTGCTGGATTCAAGGTTCCTGTAGCCACTCTAACGGGGTACAAGCAAACCGTAACCGGAGCTGAATTGATCGACCTCGTTGACACAGCAATGGCATCGGTATGGGACAAAGCATCGTTCGCCACGTTGGTTGGTGATTTCATGTCTGACCACACTTCCAACCCACTGAACGTTTACGCCAACGGCTATACCAACGCATCCACGGGCACGTACCTAGGATTTGCAGGCATCGTTCTCGACTGGGAAAACACTGGTGCAGGCAGTCTGGTTCCTGACGAATGGACAGCTGATGAAGCGGGTAACACCTTACTGGGTGCTGGTGATGATTTTAAGTTCACGCTTGAATTCTACAACAAGACTAGCCTAGGTGCCAACGACGCAGCCCGTCGCGTGTCAATTGTTACTGCGCTTGCAGCTAGTATCAACAGCAACACAGATCTCCGGTCAGATACCTATGAGTACAACCTGGTGCTGTGCCCTGGATACCACGAACTTGCTGATGAAATGATGGCACTAAGCCAGGACGTTCAAGATGAAATCATGGTAATCCTGGATACTCCATTCGACAAGAACCCTGATGACGTGGTAACCTGGGCTGCAACATCTGCTCGCAAGTCATCTCCTTCGCTAGCGTATTACTATCCACACGGCTTGGCTTCTAACCTGGACGGTAAGAATGTATTCGTTGCCGCCTCGGGCATTGCTCTGCGTACTATCACATACAGCGACGAAATCTCTGAATTGTGGTTCGCTCCAGCAGGAACTCGCCGTGGTCTGGTGTCAGGTGTGTCGCAAGTAGGATACGTAACTGGTACGTTGGGTACTGCCACAACATTCGTTGAGGCCGCTCTAAACGTCGGTCAGCGTGACAATATGTACAAGTACTACACCAACTTGAACCCAATCGTGTTCTTCCCTGGTCGCGGTATTCTGGTGTGGGGTCAGAAGACATCGTCACCAGATGCATCCGCACTCGATCGTATTAACGTGTCACGTCTGATGATGTACATCAAGCGTCAATTGCGTAAGAACACCATGTCGTTCGTGTTCGAACCTAACGATCAACTGACTCGTGACAACATCAAGGCAGTGGTCGATGGCTTCCTGGGTGATTTGATTGTGAAACGTGGCCTGTATGACTTCGCCACGATTTGTGATGAATCAAACAACACGCCTGACCGTATCGACAGGAATGAGTTGTACGTGGATATCGCTCTGAAGCCTGTGAAGGCAGCTGAATTCATCTACATCCCGATCCGCGTCCTCGCAACTGGCGCAGAACTGTAAACCAGCAACCCTCACAAAAAGCCCGGCTAACCACCGGGCTTTTTTATTATCTGGTGACAGAAAAATGGGGTGAAGATGGGTCTTACGGATAAATAGTATACAGACGATTATACAATCATTAATCAGGAGTATAGATAATATGTCAACAATCAACGACATCGGAATCCCAGGTATCGGCTCAGGTATCCTACACCCCAAGCACAAAAACCGTTGGAGGGTTACCTTCGCAAACCTAGGGGGCGGCGCCGACTCACAACCTGTGTCGATGCAAGCCATCACCATTACCCGTCCCAAAGTCCAATTCGAAGAAATTGTACTGCACCGCTACAACTCAATCTCCTACATTGGTGGTAAACACTCATGGGATCCAGTTACTCTGACTCTGCAAGATGATGTGAACGGTACTGCGTCAGCCGTTGTGCAAGCTCAACTCCAGAAACAACAATGGTTGATTGGTGCTGAAGGCCAGTGGTTAGCAGCGGCTGGCGAAGGATCCCTGTACAAGTTCGTAACATATCTGGATCAGCTCGATGGTAATGACCAAGTCATTGAAAAATGGACTCTGGAAGGCTGCCATTTGAATTCTGTTGGATATGACCAGCTTGATTACTCTGTTGGTGAACCTGTAACAATTGAACTAAACGTTCGGTACGACCACGCTCGTCAAACCCTGGGTGGATACACTCAAGGTCCTGGT